GGCGACCCGATCATTGAAGAGTGGAACACGCTGCAGTGGGCGCCAGACCCCACGGGCAAGGGGCGCTTCATCGAAGACCCGCGCTTCGATAACCACGACTCGGACGCCACGCTCTACGTCTGGCGCGAGGCCCTGCACTACCTGTACGAGGCCCCGAACATCGCGCCACTGCCGGGCACTACAGAAGCGCACCGGGCCACCGAGAAGCGCATTATTGAGCAACTCGAAGAGAAATACGCACCACAGGAGGACAGCGAATGGTGGGAGCAATAAGACGCTGGTGGGGCAAGCCCAGCTACGCCAAGGAGCGCGAGCTGATGAAGTGGCTGCTGGCCCACGGCGCCCACAAAATCGACCTCAAATGTGGGAAAACTCGCATTTATGTTGATTTTATGCCTGGAGCAGGCTACGGTGTGGGTGCTGGCGACGGTGCCCACCCCGGCATTGATGGCAGCACCAAAGCAAAAGACGCAATCACCGGCAAAGCACAAGGGCCGGACGGGGAAGCAGAAGGCGACGGGTTCAGCGAGGTTGAACTGTACGCCTCAAGTGGCTAACCTTGCGTCTGATTGGTGCTTTGGATGGCGAGCTACCCCAGCCCCTCCTATGACTACGCCGCTCGCAAGGGCGCGCCCGAGACTGCGTGGTGGACTGCCGACAAGGGCAGCACCGTGGCCGGGCCGCACGTTTCCGTCTGGGCCAAAGTCTCCGATCTGAACACGGAGCAGCGCTACCGCACCGAGTTGAACAAGCGCCACCTACGCCTCTACGCAGGCAAGAACGTGGCCGGGCTGGGCATTCAGTCCTACGCCCGGGAAACCGGCGGCGGCGCCAAGGATCGCTTCAGCCTGAACGTGATCCGCTCGTGCATCGACACGCTGGCCAGCAAGATCACCAAGAACCGCCCCCGCCCGCTGTTTCTCACCACCCGCGGCGATTTCAGCCAGCAGGCCCGCGCCAAGAAACTCAGCCAGTTCACGCAGGGCATCTTCTACGGCTGCGATATGTACGACCTGGCGCCGATGGTGTTCATCTGCGGCGGTGTCTTCGGCACAGGCTTCCTGCACCCCTACCGGCGCGGCCACGAGATCAAGCTGGAGTACGTCTTCCCGGAAGAACTGAAATGGGATGACGCGGAATCCAAGTACGGCGCGCCGGGCAACCTCTACCGGGTGAAGAATGTCTCCCGCGAGGTGCTGATTGAGCAGTTCCCGGAATACAAGACCGAGATCGCTGCCTGCGAAGAAGACCGCGACGATGACGCCAGCCACCGGCCAACCACGCAACTGTGCGTGATCGAGGCGTGGCATCTGCCCAGCGGGCCAGATGCGGGCGATGGGCGCCACACCATCAGCCTCAAGAACTGCACGCTGGTGGATGAAGAATGGGAGCGCGAGACCTTCCCGTTCATCCGCTTTCACTGGCAATCGCCACTGCTGGGCTACTCGGGGCAAGGCCTGGCGGAGCTGCTGACCGGCACGCAAGTGGAGATCAACCGGCTGGCGCTGTCCATCAGCGAATCCCAGCGGCGCCTGGGCGTGCCATGGGTCTATGTGAAGACCGGCAGCAAGGTGGCGCCTTCGCATCTGCGCAACCAGATCGGCGCGATCATTAACTACACCGGAAACACGCCGCCGCAGGTGGTGACGCACAACAGCGCGCCTCGCGACGTGGTTGAGCAGCTTGACCGGCTCTACTCCCGCGCTTACGAGATCGCGGGCATCAGCCAACTGAGCGCCACCAGCCAGAAGCCCGCCGGGCTCAACAGCGGCAAGGCGCTGCGCGAGTACAACGACATTGAAACCGAGCGATTCATGATGCTCGGGCAGGCGTATGAGAATTTCTTCCTGGACACGGCGCGGGAGCTCATCGTGCTGGCCAAGGAGATTGATGAAAAATTGCGCGAGGAAGGCGACAAAGACGGCTTTGTGGCCACCTACCGCGGCAAGAACTTCATGGAGCGCATCCGCTGGCAGGACGTGGATCTGGAAAAAGACCAGTACGAGATGCAGATCTTCCCAGTCTCGCAACTGCCCAACACACCCGCCGGCCGCTTGGAAACGATCCAGGAAATGATGCAGGCCGGGCTGATCGACCGCGACACCGGCTTGCAGCTCCTGGACTTCCCAGACCTGGAAGGCGCAGCCAACCAGCAGCTCGCCGCTATTGAGCTGATTCAGCAGGTGATGGAGCGATTCTTAGACGGCGGTGAGTACATCTCGCCCGACCCGCACATGAACCTGGAACTGAGCGTGAAGATGATGCGCAACGCCCTGCTCCGCGCCCGCATCGACGGCGCGCCAGAGAGCGTGCAGGAATCTTTCCGCGATTGGCTGCTGGACGCACAGAACATCTTGAACCCCCCGCAGGCTGTGGCCCCGATGCAAGGCGCCGCGCCGCAACCCCCCGCTCCGATGGCCAGCCCGGAAGCCGCGCCCACAAGCCCGCTGCTCCCGAATGTGCCCGGCGGCGGCGGGGCTCCCCCACCCGTCATGAATTAACTGGGAGACGCCATGGAAGTCCAGACGCAAACCGCTGCACCGGACTCTCCCGAGACTGGGGCAACCCCTGGCGCGCCTGCGGACGGGGCAGGCGCCCAGGGGGGCGGCTCTCCCGCACCTGGGCAGAAGACAGCCCAGGAAGGCGAGCAGGGCACGCAAGGCCAGCCCGATGGCCAGCCGCCCAAGAAGGAGCGCGTTGGTCTGACCCTGGCGCAGGTCATGAGCCGGGAAAACGTCATACGGAAACGCGAGAAGGCGCTGGAAGACCGCGAGAAGGGGCTGGACGGTCAGAAGGGCGTGCTGGATCGGCTGAAGGAAGACCCGCTGGCCGTGCTGGAAGAAGCAGGGCTGGACTTCCGCAAGGTGGTGGACTTGGGGCTGAACGGCAAGAAAGACCCCACCACGGAAGACAAGCTGGCCGCGCTGGAAGCTCAGATCGCGGCAGACAAGCAGGCCCGGGCCGATGCGGAGAAGGAAGAAGCGCAGAAGCAGTACGAGCGCAACGTGCAGCAGCACATGGACTCCATTGGCCAGACGATCAGCAAGGATGCTGAGGCGTATGAGCTGCTGAATAACTGGGATGGCGCCACGGAATTGGTCAACGAGGTGATGGTGCTCTGGCACAAGGAGCACGGCAAGGTGCTGGACTACGCTGAAGCCTGTGCCCTGACCGAAAAGGGCCTGTATCAGCAGGCCACGGAAAAACTGCTGGGCACGAGCAAGGTCAAGAAGTTTCTGGAAGAGCAGGCCGCGAAGGCCGCTCAGCCCGCGGGCGCCACGGGTGAAGAAAAGGGCGCGACAAAGCAAAAGATGCAAGCAGGCGGCAGAGCACAAGAGCCGAGAACCCTGAACAACGCGCAAGAATCCGTGGTGGTGCACAAGGCTGCTGCCATGACGGATGATGAGCGCCTGGCAAGGGCGGTCAAAGCCCTAGAAGGGGGCGGCGCCGCGGCATAATCACGCCATAGACCGCGCTGCTCCTGGACGTTCGGGCGGCTCAGCTTGCGCAAAAGGCTCTACACGCTCTTTTGCGAGGTTGCCGTTATGAGTGCATTGGATCTGACCACCTTCGACTATGCGTTGAAGGAACTCTACCCCGTTTCGACGGTTGCGAATCTCACCTACAAGGATCGCCCGCTGCTGGCGGCCCTCTCCAAGTCCACGGACTTCTACGGGGATAACCTCGTTGTGCCGGTGGAATACGCCAACCCGCAAGGACGCAGCGCCACCTTCAGCACGGCCGTGACCAACAAGCGCCCGACGCTGGGTGTGAAGTTCAACGTGACCCGCGCGCGGGATTACGTGCTGGCCGACATCGACAACGAGACCATTCTGGCTTCTGCGAACGACAAGGGCGCCCTGGCGCGGGCCATCAAGACCGAGAATGACAATGCCATCCGGGCGATCAGCAACCAACTGGCCGCCGACCTGTATGGCACCGGCTCTGGCTCGCTGGGCACGGTGTCGGAAACGGCGCCTACCACGTCCTTCACGCTCGAGAACATTGAAGACGTGGTAAAATTCGACGTGGGCATGGAGATCGTGTTTTCCACGGCGGACGGCACAGGGTCTGTCAAGGCGGGGAACACCAACATCACGGACATTGACCGGGATACCGGCGTGATTACCGTGGAGGATGACCTGCAGGAAAGCCCCTTCACCACGGACGTGACCACCGGTGACTACATCTTTGTCCAGGGTGACCACGCGGCGAAGATCAAAGGCTTGGCGGCCTGGATTCCGAGCACTGCGCCGAGCGCGACCACCTTCTTCGGGGTGGATCGCACCAGCGACACCGTGCGGTTGGGTGGCATGCGCTATGACGGCTCCGCCGATCCGATTGAGGAAACGCTGGTCAAGGCCGCCATCCGGCTCACCCGTCACGGTGGATCGCCGGACTTCGTGTACATGAACCCCACCAACTTCGGGGATCTCATCAACGCGCTGGGCAGCAAGAAGCAGTATGTGGACGTGGAGATGGAAGCAGGCATTGGCTTCCGCGCCCTGACGCTGCAAGCCGGTCACGGGGAGATGAAGGTCATGAGCGACCGTTACTGCCCGGTGAACCGCGCTTTCATGCTCCAGATGGACACCTGGAAGCTGCACAGCCTGGGCCCGTGCCCGCAAACGCTGGACACGGACGGCCTCAGCAGCCTGCGCAACGCCACGGCAGACAGCGTGGAAGTGCGGCACGGCTACTACGGCCAGCTCTACTGCAAGGCCCCCGGCTACAACGCCAACATCCAGTTGGCCTAGCGGCCTGATGCGCCCGCCGGGTGATGGCTGCCCGGCAGGCCTTCTTCAACCTGCTTCTTTGAGAGGTGGCCCACATGGCCAATCGATACTTCCACCCCGTCCAGGGGGCATTGCAGCGCGGCATGGTGAAGTTGGCGGGCAGTTTCCGCCCCAACGGCACTGGCACCATCGACAACGCGGACAACACCGGGCAGGGCTTCACGGTTGTGCACACGTCCACCGGAGTTTTCACTATCACGCTGACGGACAAGTACACCGAGTTGGTGAGCGCCCAGGTCAGCCTGCAGATGAACGCGCTGACAGACGCCGTGCTGCAGTTTGGAGCTCATGACGTGAGCAGCGCCAAGACCATCATCATCCGCGCGGGTGACTACGATGGGGCTGGGGCGATTGCGGCGGTGGACATTGCAAGCCACGCCAACAACCGCATCCATTTCGAGCTGTGGCTCAAGAACTCCAGCGTGGCGAACTAGCCATGGCCGCAGACACCCATGGGCTGGCAGACCTGATCGTCAAGGGGGCCAAGGATTCCGGCGCGAAGAGCAAAGAGCGCTCCGAAGAAGAAGAGGATGGCCCGCTGGACGATGAATCCGTCATCGCGCAGGACATGATGGACGCCCTGCGCGATGACAAACCGCGTGAATTCAGCCGCTTGCTCAAGGGCTTTATTCGCGCCATCGGGGCCGACTAGCCATGCGCCTAGTGACCGTGAGCGATCTGGCAACCCGCGCCCGCCGCGCCGCAGACATGGAGGCTAGCGCCTTTGTGACGGACGCAGAGGTGCGCGGCTACGTCAACGATGGGCTCACGGAATTGTGGGATTTGCTGGTGGGGGCCTATGGCGAGGACTACTTCCTCCAGCAATCCACCTTCACGCTGAGCGGATCCACGGAGACCGTGGCGCTGCCCAGCGACTTCTACAAGCTGCGCGGCGTGGATCTGGCGCTGAGCGGCACCAACTACCTGCCGGTGAACAAGTACGGCTGGCGGCGCCGCAACCGGGGCACCTGGTATCCCGGCGGCGCGCAGGTCGGCACGTTTGTGGACATGGAGTACCGGCTAGAGCAGGGCAAGGTGCGCTTCACGCCGAAGGCGGGGGGCAGCTATTCCGGCCGCTTCTGGTACGTGCCAACCAGCCCTGTGCTGCAACTGTGGAACGCGATTGCCACCAGTGACGTGGATGCAGACGCGGACACCATCACCATTGCGGGCCACGGGCTGCGCGGCAACGCCACAGTCCGGTTGAGTAGCACCACCACGCTGCCCGCGGGGCTTTCTGCCGGCACAGACTACTACGTGATTGCAACCGACGCAGACACCGTGCAACTGGCCACTAGCGAGGATGGCGACGCCGTAGACATCACGGACACCGGCACGGGCACGCACACCCTGCAAAGCACCTATGACGGGATCAACGGCTGGGAAGAGTACGCAGTGGTGTGGTCCGCCATCAAGTGCCTAGCGAAGGAAGAGAGCGACACATCTGCGCAGGAACGCCAGCTTGGCCGCCTGCGGATGCGGCTGGAAGAGATGGCGGAAGAGCGCGATATCGGAGAGCCGGAAGTGGTGACGGACATTCACGCCAATGAGCGCATGGGCGGGGGCTGGGCCTGATGCTGCGCGTCACCCTGGCCCGGCTGCTGGGTGTGGATGATGTGCTGGCGCGCCTGCAAGACAACGTGCAGCAGGCGCTAAACGAGGCCACGGCCCCGGCGATTTCAGGCGGACGGCTCATTGAAGGCGTGGAGATCACCGCCTATGAGGACAAGGAGGTGAATCACGGCCTGGACAGCCCATTGCGGGGCTGGCTGGTGGTGCGGAACGACACCGAGGCCATTGTGTGGGATGCGCAGGCAGACAGCCCGGCACCCTCAAAAACCCTGACCCTTCGCGCGAACACGGACTGCACCGTGAGCGTTTGGGTCTTCTAGCGATGAGGCAAGGCAATGGCGAAAGCGGAACAGCAAGCAAAGGCACCTTCAGCAGAACAGGAATTGCTGGCCAAAATCACGGAGACGGTGGAAGAGATGGGCCGCGACCATGGCGGCATTCCGGCGCCGATCTCCCAGCGCATCAACCGCCTGCGCGAACTGTGCGGGCTGGTGGTCTAGCGCACCCCTGAGCGAGGCGACAGATGACAACTCCGCTGATGACCCTGACGCTGCCCACCCCTGGCGTGGGTGGCACTGCAGGGCCGGACTACGCAACGCAGGTCAATGCGGCGCTGACGGTGATCGATGGGCACGATCACTCCAGCGGCAATGGCGCGCGCGTGACCCCGGCGGGACTGAACATCAACGCCGCGCTGGAGATGAACGACAACCGGCTTTATGAGCTGGGCGCCGCGGTGATGACCAGCCAGTCCGCCATTCTGACCGGGGCGAACTACCTGAACAGCCTGCAAGTGGTGAGCGGCGAACTGCACTACCGGGACGCGAGCGGCAACGATGTGCAGCTCACGGCCAGCGGCGCGCTGAACGCCAGCAGCATCGGCGGAATTGGCGGAGACTACGCCACCAGCACGGCGGCGGTGACCTACTCCAGCAGCACCAAAGCCTACAGCTTTACGCAAAGCAGCGGCATCACCGGTGACATTGTGGGCGGAAGCCTCTTTGTCTATGAGAACGCCAGCAGCGCCAATTACGTGAAGTTGTCCAGCAAGGCCAGCCTAGCGGCGAATGTGTCCCTGGAACTGCCCAGCGCCCTGCCGTCCAGCGTCACGGAGTTGATGACGCTGACCACGGGCGGCGTGATGGCGAGCACGGCCACGCCCACGGTCACCAGCCTGACCACGACAGGCGGTGTCGTGGCTGGTACGACCGTGCAGACGGACGATGTGATTGAAAAAACCAGCGGCGCGGGGGTCACGCTGGATAGCGTCCTACTGAAGGACGGCGGCGTGTTCGCAGACCACCTGGGCAACCCGAACGCGGTCATTAACGGCGGCTGCATCGTGGCGCAGCACCCCGCCTATACGCTGGGCGCTTCCTCTGATGCGGTCACAGAGGTGGTGAACGGCGGGGTGGACATGATCGGGGGCTACACCACGCAGACCGCCAGCGCAGGAACGCTAACCCAGGCAACCAGCGCCTCAGTGGGCAGCACGGGCTATGCCAGTCATTTCTCAGGAGTGACGCTGGCCGCGGGCGGGAAGCTGCACTGGGTCTACCGGATGGAGGCCAAGGACGCGGCGCGCTTCAAGGGCAAGTCCGCCTCGATTCAGGTGAAGGTCTACCACGACATTGGCAGCGCGAAGACCGCCACCCTGTACCTGCGCGACGCGGACGTGGCCGATGTGTTCAGCGCCACCAGCGCCATTTCCAACGATGGCGGCACCTCGGTCAACGACACCACGGCCACAACGCTCAAATTGGAAAATGTTGACCTGTCCAGTGCCAACCCTGAGCGGGGGCTGGAATTGGAAGTTGAACTGGATTGCGGCGCAATCACCACCAAGAATGCCTACCTGACCGAGTTGCAGATCGAGGAAGGCGCTGTGGCCACCAACTTTGTGCGCCGCGCCTACGGGAGCGAATTGGAGGCGTGCAAGCGGTATTTCAGCAAGATCGTGGGGGGCGGCTCCAACAACCGCATGGGGAATGGGTATGCCCAAAACACAAGCGTTGCCCATATCCACTTCCAACTGCCCGTGACGATGCGGGCGGCGCCCACTTTCAGCGTGTCCTCGGCGGGGGATTTTGACATTCGCTACGCAGGGGCATCGCGGGCGGTCAATGCCGTCGCTACGATCAGTTCCCAACCCAATGGGGTCACCGCGGAGATCACCGTGAACGCCACTGTCCTGACGGCTGGCGAGGGCTGCGAGCTCGCAGATGATGCGGGCTCGGCAATCGTCTATTTCGACGCGAGGCTCTAAATGGCGAAATACAGGCGGGGTGAGAGCGGAATACTGAACACCGAAGACGGGCGCGGCATTCCTCCAGACCCCAAGAACCGGGATTACGTGAAGGCACTGCGGGAAATTCAGGCAGACCCGGCCTGCGTGGAAGACGAACCCAGTGAGCGGGAGTAGCGAGCAGACATGCCCCTGGCCAAGCAAGTGATCCACGTGCCCTTCACGGGCGGCCTGGACACCAAAACGGATGAAAAGCTGGTGATTCCCGGCAAACTCACGGGGCTCACCAACGGCTCTTTCCGTTCGCCTGGACGCATCCGCAAGCGCAACGGATACACCGCGCTGTCCCGCGATGTGGTGGGTGAAGCCACGGCCATTTCCGGGGGTTCCTGGCTGGGGGCCTATGGTGATGAGCTGGTGGGGCAACTCGACCAGGACGGCGGTGAACTGATGAGCTATACGCCCGCCGTGAACAAGTGGGTGGACAAGGGCACGCTGCAGCCCATGGCCGTCACGCGCAAAGACGTGCTGCGCAACGATTCCAGCCAATCCCATGCAGACATGGCCGTGGCCGGCGGCGTGGCACTCTACGCATGGGAGGACAGCCGGGGCGGCGTGCGGCTCATGGCGGTGGATGATGCCAGCGGCGTCCCGCTCTTGCAGGACACCCAGGCCAACGCATCCGGCGAGCGGCCCCGCTGCCTGGCGATCAACGGCAAGCTGGTGGTGGTCTACAGCGTGCCGGGCTCGACCGCGATCTACACGCGCGTCATCAACCCCGCAACCGCAACCACGCTGGGCTCAGAAACCAGCATTGTGAGCGACCTGGATGGCACAGACTCGCATTTCGATGTGTACGAGGCGGGCACCAACGCAATCATTGCCTGGGCCACGGCCACGCCCGCAATCAAGGTGGCTTACCTCCAAGCGGATGGAACGCTGGGCAGCCCGGTAGAGGGGCTCCCATCCACCGTGAGCGTATCCGAACAGGCGGAGAACTGCCTGGGCGTGGTGGTGGATCAGTCCAGCGGCTACGTCTATGTGACGTACCACAACACGACCAACGGGCTGCGCGGCTTCATTCTGCTGAACGACCTGACCAGCTTCCTGGCGGCCACCACCATTGATTCGAGCACCAGTCCGAATCAGGTGAACTGCACAGCGGTGATTGAGGACAGCGGCACCCTGCGCGTGTTTTACGAGGTCTACAACGCATCGGCCACCTTGCGCCTAGTCAAGCAGAATACGCTGACCACAGGTGGTACAGCGGGCTCCGCGGCAACCGTGCTGCGCAGCGTAGGGCTCGCGGGCAAGGCATGGCGCACGGGCGATGTGAGTTACGTGATGGTGGCACACGGCTCCACATTGCAGGGCACCTACTTTGCGGTGACGGCGGCCGGCGCAATTTCTGGCAAGATGCTGCCCGGCGTGGGCGGTGGCGTGACCAGCAAAGCCACGTTGCCCCGCGTGCTGGAGACCAGCACCAGCGGCGTGTTCAAGGCCGCCGTGGGCGTGAAGACGCGGCTCATTTCCGAAGACCTGCGCAGCTTCGCCACGACGCAGACCCAGAACGTCACCTACTCCCTGCGCGGCGTGTCCGAGATCACGCTGGACTACACCAGCGCGGCGCAATTCCAGGCGCGGGAAGCGGCGGAAACGCTGCTGGTCACGGGCGGCTTTGTGTCCCTGTACGACGGGCTCAACGTGGTGGAACAGGGATTTCACCTGTTTCCCGAGGGCGTGACGTTGAATGGCGTGACCTCTGGCGGCTCCATGAGCGACGGCGTCTACCAGTATTTCGCGGTCTACGCCTGGACGGACAATAGGGGCCGCATCCATCGCAGCGCGCCTTCCATTGGCGTGCAGGTTACGCTGACCGGGGGCGGCTTTGCGCAATCCGTGGAAGTGACTATCCCCACGCTGCGCATCACGTCAAAGCAGGACATGCGGGATGAAGTGATGCTGGAGGTTTACCGCACCAAGGCCAGCGGCACAGTGGCGTACAAGGTGACCAGCAGCACCAGCCCTACCTACAACGACACCACAGCAGACACCGTGACGTTTACCGACACGCTGGCGGACAGCGCCATTGGCGACAACGAGATTCAGTATACGACGGGCGGTGTGCTGGAGAACATCGCCCCACCAGCGGCCTCGCTGATTGCCGTCGGCAAGGGCCGCGTGATCTTGGCCGGGCTGGAGGATGGCAGCACCTTCTGGTACTCCAAGCCCGTCCGCTATGGTGTGGGCACGGAATTTACCGATGCCTTTGCGCAAACGGTCAACCCGGACGGCGGGCCAATCACTGCGCTGGGTGTACTGGATGACAAGTACATTTTCTTCAAACGCTCACAGATCTATGGCATGGCGGGCGATGGCCCGAACGCAACCGGCCTGGGCGGTGCCTTCACGCCAGTTGAGCGGGTGACCACAGACGCGGGCTGCACAGACAAGCACAGCGTGGTGGAAACACCCCTTGGGCTCATCTTCAAGGGGGCGAAGGGCTTCTATCTGTTAGATCGCGGCCTGCGCGTGTCGTACATCGGCGCGCCCGTGGAAGCCTACAACGCCCTGACCGTGACCAGCGGCGTGCTGGTGGAAGACACCAACCAAGTGCGCTTCACCACCAGCAGCGGCGTGGCGCTGGCCTATGACTACCATGTGGGCGAGTGGAGCTCCTGGGACAACCACATTGGCCTGAGCGCCACGGTCTGGCAGGGCACCTACGCCTATCTGCGCTCAGACGGGAAGGTCTACACGGAAACGTCCGGCGCGTACTTGGACGAAAACCGCAAGTTCCCGCTGGTGATCGAAACGGCATGGATCAAGATGGCGGGCATTCAGGGCTTCCAGCGGGTGTACCGGGCGCTGGTGCTGGGGAACTTCCGGTCTGCGCACCGGCTGCGCGTGCAGGTAGCCTATGACTACCAGCCCGGTTGGCCAGAAGATCATGTGATCGACACCGGGGCGCTGCTGAATAGCACCTATTGGGGCGCAGACGCCTACTGGGGTGAATCGAGCCCCTGGGGCGGCGTGGATGATGGCCTGTATCAGTTTGAAGTGCACTTGGGGCGGCAGAAGTGCCAGTCCGTGCGCTTCCGGTTTGAAGACGTGATGGAAGACACCACAGGGGAGTCTTACGACCTGGTGAGCTTGGCCCTGCTGGCAGGGGTGAAACGCGGCACCAACCGCGTCCGCGCAACAAAGAGGATGTAATGGCTCAAGGTGTAGGTGCGGCAGACAAAGAAGCGCTGGATGCGATGATTGCGGCCATGGAAGCAGCAAAGCGCAATCCGGTGGCGTTGAATGCGCTGATTCGGCCTGGTGCGGTGAACGGCCCTGCAGACCAAGGGCGAGGGCAAGGGAATGATCGCGTAATTCGTCTGCTGGATTCCGGCGAGTTTGTGATCCCTGAAAGCGTGGTGCAGCGCGAAGGCGGGGCTTCCACACTACAACAGAAGCTGGGGATGTTCGACGGAGGCGGTTTTGATGGAGGCTACGGAGGCGCTACCGATGCCTTTGCGCAATTCGATGGAGGCTACGGAGATGACGGGATGGGCCCCGGTTTTGGCGAGGGACAGGGGAACGATGGCGCCAGTAGCGGGACGGAAGGGCACAGCGACGGAGGTGATTTCCCGCAGGGCGGAGAAAATACGAACGACCGTCCGCCCACCTCCGCCGCGGGCCCCGGTTATATTGTAAAAGCGCCCGAGGTGAATCAAAGCGCCTTCATCGACCCCCGGCTAAGGGCTGCGCATAAGCGGATTGCGGGAGAAACCGATGATCTGCAGGGCCGCCGGAAGACCACCATTGCCCAGCAACGGACCTTCCGCGCCCGGCGGCCTAGGGGGCAGTTCCGGAAGGACCAAGCCGCGCTGGTGAACCAGTTGCAGGCCCGCGCCGCAGGCCAAGGCCCCACGGTGTCCGGCGCACAGATGACTGCCGGGATGGAGCAGTCCATCGCAGCAGCCAACGCAGCAGCGGTCACCAACCGGGGCGGCAACCCGGCGCTGGCACAGCGCATCGTGGCGCAGAACGCGGCAACCCAGCAGCAGGGCATTGCGCAGGCTGGTGGCATTGCGGCGCTGCAGGAGCAGCAGGCAGCGCAGCAGCTTCTGAGCGGCACGCTGGATCAGGCGCGCGGCGCCGATGTGACCGAGCGCGGGCAGACCATTCAAGCGGACGTGACGGCGCGTGGGCAGGACGTTCAATCAAACATCGCCCAAGGGCAACTGAGCGTCCAGGAGCAGCAAAACCGCGATGCGCTGGTGCAGCAGTACACGCAGATGGGCATTGACGTGGATCAGGCGCAGTTCATGGCCGCACAGGAGGCGGAGCGGATGCGCGTGGAGGCCGAAATGGCGGCCTCGGGGCTCAATGCGCAGACCTACCAGACTGAGTACGCCAGCGACAGCGCGGCAGAGGCGGCCCGGTATGCAGCGCAGCAGGCGCGGAGGGGTCAGCAGACGGCGGGCATGTTCGGCGCGGTGGGCGCGGGGCTGGGCACCGCCGCGGCATTTTCTGATGAGCGGTTGAAAACCAACATCGATGAGTCCGCGGCAGACCCGGCGTTGCACGCCATGCTGGATGAACTGCACCCGGCGGAATACGAGTACAAGGAGCCCGGCAAGCCCTTGCGCGGCCCCGGCAAACACTTGTCCGTGATGGCGCAGAACCTCCTGAAGACCGAGACGGGCAGCCGCTTGGTGACCGAGACGCCAGACGGGCTGGTGGTGGACTACGGCAAGGGCTTCGGCGTGTTGCTGGCCGCAGAGGCGCACCTTCACAAGCGCCTCAAACAGATTGAACAGAGCATCGGGCGGAGCAACTAGCCATGACCTACATGGATAAACAGAAAATCGCCCGCGCCCGCGAGCTTGGCCTGGATGATGGCCAGATCGATGGGCTGAACAAGCTGATGGGCAAACCGGCGAACCCGGACAACAGGCGCAGACGCCCTCTACTCCCGCGCTTACGAGTACTGGCCAGCGGGTTCAAGCCGGAAACGAAGCCAAAGCTGAAGCGATCCTTGGCGCCGCCGCCTGTACCGCCACCCAAGGCCCGTTTTCAGCCCGCCCAGGGCGGTAAGGAGCCGGAAGACTTCCTGCCCCCGCAAGCCACGCCTTTGAGCGGTGGGCAGTCAGGCCAAGGCATTCCATCTTTCTTGCGGGAGCAGTACGGGGTGGACGAGGAAACGCCGAACAAGGCAGACCCCGGCGCGGCACCGGCAGGCACGCCGCCCACGGGCACCCCTGGGCCTGGCGCTGGGCAAGGGGGTGGTACGCAGGCGGTCACGCGCTTTGTGCAGCCCCCGCAAGCCACGCAGCAGCCCACAGCCGCACCGCAATCTGACCCCATGGGCGGCGTGAATGTGGCGCAGGCCGTGGCGGCCCCTGTGATGATCGCGCTGGACAACTGGGCAGCGACCGCGCAGACCGGGCTGGATGAGCAGAAATTGGCCTACGAAGCCATTGCGGAGCGCACCCGCCAGCAGGCAGTTAAGCAGCGCGCGATGAGCGTCACGATGGAGGCGCAGCAACAGGAGCGGCTCCGCGCCCAAGAAAATGTCATGGGCGAATACAAGTCCGCCGAAGAAGAGCGCAAGGCGTTCAAGTTCAAGAAGCCATGGGCAGACCGGGGGATGGGCAACAAGATTCTGGCTGTGCTTGCGGCGGCGATTGGCGGCTATGGTGCAGGGCTGACGGGCGGCCCCAACTACGCGCTGCAAATTCTTCAGCAGTCCTTTGACGAGGATATCGAGCTGCAAAAGGAGAAGTATGCGCAATTGGGTGACGCAGCGCAGTCCAAGCTGACCACGCTTGGGCACATGCGCTCCCGCTTTGCTGATGAGCGGCAGGCAGAAGCAGCAACCCGGCTGGCTATGCTGGAAGAGACGCAGACGGAACTGAACGTTCTCACGGTTGGGCTGAAAAGCGCAGAGCAGAAGCAGGCGAAGGCGGACTTAATTGCGCAGATAGAGGTGAAGAAGGCGCAGGAACGGGTCAGGTTTTTCCAGCCGGTGGTAGAGGCCGCAGCCACGCGGGCGGCGCAGCCCGCGTTTGATCCGAACAATACCGAAACCTGGGGCAAAGATCGCCGGGAGCGGGCCGTTTTCGATGCGAGCGGCCAGCCTATCGGCATGGCCAACAATGCCTACAACGCAAAGAAGGCGACTGCGACCATCCAGAATGCACACCTGATCGAAGAAGACCTGACGCGCCTGATTCAGATGAGTGAGGAATTCGGCTATGAGTCCTGGGGCTCTGAAGACCGGGCGCTGTCGCAGAAAATGACTGACCGGGTTCAGGCCCGCATGAAGAAATTGCAGGAATTGGGCGCGAACCTTACCAAGAACGAGGAAAAGTTCATGCTGTTAAGGGAAAACCCGCTGTCCGCCTTCCGCCAAGGCCGGGCGCGCGCCGAATTGCGCGAAATCCTGGCGGGAATTCAGCGGGAGCGCAATACGGTGCTGGCGAGCGCGGGGATCACTTACAGCGAAGGCTACCAGCCCACCACCTTCCAGCCGGATGAGGAATAACCTTTGCCGCAGCTCTACGACTGGCAGGCCCAGCGCACGGTAGACGCCTCAGAGGAAGAGGCTACGCGGCTGGTGGCGGCGGGCACGCACACCCTGCCGGCCGGTGAATCCCTGCGCGTGGTCAGCCCGGAGGGTAAGCGCGGGGCCCTGAGCGCAGAGGAGGCGCACAACGCTTTCCGCGCCGGGTGGCGGCTGGAGACGGCGGCAGAGGCCGAAGAGCGGCGAAAGCAGAAGGAGTACGGGGAAGGCGCGCTCAACCCGGTGCGTGCCGGGATAGAAGGCGCGGCCCGCGGACTCACCTTTGGCCTGAGCGACGCGGCGCTGACCAAGATGGGCGTGGACAAGGAGGGCTTGCGGGAGCGCATGGAGCGCAACCCCGTGGCCAGCACGGTGGGGGAAATTGGCGGCATTGCCATTCCCTTCCTGCTGCCTGAGCCGACCACCACGGCGGGCGCGGCGGCGCAGGCGGCTACGGCCCTGCCCCGGCTGGCGCAGCGCAGTTCCCAGGCGATTGCTGGCCGCATTGTCAAGGGCGCGGGCGCGCGGGCGATTGCGGGCAGCGCGGTGGAGGGTGCGTTTTATGGCGCCGGGCAGGTAGTGACCGAGGCCAGCCTGACGGACAACCCCGATCTGACGGCTTCGCAGATCCTGGGCACGGTGGGCCTGGGCGCTGTACTGGGTGGGGGCGCCACGGCGGCGCAGCGGGCCCTGGGCAAGACGCTCAAGTTTGGGGCAGAAACGGCGCTGCAGCCTTTTCGCAGCCGCATGGCGCCCGCGGGCACGATTGAGGGCCGCGCAGGGCAGAAGCTTCTGACGGAAGGTGCAGAGGCAGCCGGTGAAGTGGCCGAGCGCGGCTTAGTACCAGCAGGGGCGCGCGGCGCTGGCGGCACGGGAGCTGCGGCCGCGGCGGCTGGCAAGAAGACCGATGAGGCATTCCTGAGCATCGCCACTGAGGGCCTGAGCGACTTTGCAGAGCAGCGGGCAGCCAAGGCTGCCATTGGCCAGAACAAGCGGGCATTCCGCATTCTGGACGCGCGCAAGGGCGGCGTGCAGCAGTTTGGCCGCGACCTGCTCAACGAAGGGGTGGTCACCTACAAAGACACGATGGAAACCATCGCCAAGAAGGCCGCAGAGCGCAAAGACTTCTACGGCCAGCAGATCGGTGCCCTGTGGGATGGGTTGAGCAAGGCCGCGCCGGGTGGCGCCATGCCGCGCAAGTCCGCCATGCTCGCGCGCCTGCAGCCGGTGGTGGAGAAGTACCTGACCAGCACCAGTTACGATGATCGCGTGATTGGCCGGGCGCTCAAGCGGGAACTGGCAACGCTGGACAACGCGCTGCCTGAGCAGATGACCTTCAGCCAGTTGCACAAGGCGCGGGTGACGCTCGACAGCGTGGCCTACCGCAACCAGTTGAGCCAGTCGCCCAAGGTGGAATCCTTGCGCGAGTTGCGCGGCGTGATGGAAGACTACCTGGAGGAAAGCGCGGACAAGCTGGCCAGCAGCACTGCGGGCAAGACCTTCAAGGACACCTACCGCGAGGTTAAGCGGCTGTACGGCAACATGAAGATGGCCGCGGACTTCGCGGAAGACCGCATTCTAGGCGACACATCCAACCGCTTTGTAAGCCCATCGGATTACGGTATGGGCATGTTGTTTGGTGGCGTGGGCGGAGTAGCCTCCATGATGGACGGCGACTTTGACCTCGACCTGGCCGCAGGAGCGTGGCTGCTGGGCGCCGCAGGGAACAAGGTTTTGCGCGGAAGGCTCAGTGCGGTCACCGCGGACGTGCTCAACAGGGCCGCACAGCGGGTGGGCGGGATCAGCGTGCGCGTGGCATCCCTGGCCGACCTTGAGCGGTCAGCGCAGGAATTTTCGCGGAAGATGGATGAGGCGGTTGACGGGGCCTTTGCCGCCGGGAAGCGTGGGGCGCGCGCAGCCGGGGAGGCTGCTGAGCGTGCTGTCCGCAATTCGGGCGGGGCCGCGCTCACTGTCGCGGGGCTCAACCTGACCGACCCCGGCGAGAAAGGCCGCGAAGAACTCAGCAAGTATCGAGGTTCCACCCGCCAGAAGACGTTTCATTCCCAGGTGGCGGCCCTGCGGCAACTGAGCCAAGACCAGGCGCTTATGGCGCGGCGTATCCAGGAGAGCCTGGGAGCAGTCCTGGAGACTGCGCCACAGACCGGCATGGCCATGACTGCGCAGGCTCAGGCCGCCGTTGGCTTTCTGCTCAGCAAGGCCCCGGCCAGCCCCTACGACCTGGGGAACGACCCCCTAGGGCGGCACAGTGGGCGCTGGCAGCCCGACGATACTGAGATCACGCGGTTCAATCGCTACGTCGCGGCCGTCGCTGACCCCGGCGCCTTTCTGAGCGACATGGCCGCAGGGCGCGTCAACCGCGAGGGCGTGGAAGCGATTCGGACGGTCTATCCGGCGCTTTTTCAAGAATTGCAAATGCGGCTGGTGGAACGGATTCCCGAATTCCAAGAGACGCTATCGTACCAGCAACGCGGCCAACTTTCCATCCTATTCAGCGTGCCGCTCGACCCATCCTTTGAGCCGGGCTTTGTGGCCGCTATGCAGGCCAGCTACGCAGGCGAGAACGCGGAACAGGCGCAGCAAGAACAGCAAAGCAACTCTAGCGGCGGCGGGGTGGTGAAGACCACGCAAGGTGGGCTGGGCGGGCTGAAAACGGGTGAACGTGCAGAGACTACCGTGGGGCGGGCTATGTCCCGGTAGCGGAAGGGTGTGGCGGGGTGCTGGCCCTTGCGTGCACTAGACTTTGCTTGCCAGCGACACCACACGGAGGTGATGAGATGAGCACAGATATGCAACGCGGCTTTGTGCAGAATGCCGCCAGCCTGCCGAAAGGCGGGATCAGTCCCTTGCAGTTGCTGCCCACGGGCGGCCTGCACGTCCAGACGGTGAACCCCAAATACATGGAGTTCGCGCGGGGGCAGCGGCTCTATGCGGCCAGCACGGGAGCCGGTACGGCCATTGCGCCGGTGAACGCCTTGCCCACGACCACCGCAGCCTGGGCGCTCTACAATGGCGACACCGGGAAACACCTCGTGGTGCTCAAGATCACGGCACACTCGGTATCGGGCACGCTTGGCCTGGGCATGAGCCTGCTGGCCGGGATCTCCAGCGCCGCGCAGGCCAGCGCCCCGTCGGCATACTCCAGCAGCGTGCACAAGGCCATCACGCCCGGCAGCGCGGACACGAATGGCGTCTTTGCGCAGAATGTGACGCTGGCGGGCGCCCCGATCTGGGTGAACGTGGCCAGCCGCGATCAGTTGAGCGCTGCGTCTATTGGCTCCGGCCTTGTGGCGGACGTGGAGGGGATGTTCATCATCCCGCCCACCTACGCGCTGGGCATGACCGTGCTGGCCCCCGCGGGCACCAGCGCCCTGTTCAATGTGGGCGTGGTCTACGCCACGGTGGACTTGGCGCTGGGCCTCTAGCGGCCGGATCATTCCGCAAACCCTTTCCCATCCACGCAGCCCGTCCCTGCGTGCGTTGGCAGAACGATCACACTCTCACCCGGACGGAGCAGCATGCCCACCTTCGGACAGAGCAGCGCAGAGCGCCTGAAAACCTGCCACCACAGTCTTCGCACGATCTTTGAGCGCGTGGTGCAGGACTTCGATTGCAGCATCATCACCGGGCACCGCAACAAGATTGAGCAGAACGCCAAGGTTGCCGAGGGCCTGTCTCAGGTGAAGTGGCCGAATGGCAGGCACAATACGTGGCCATCCAACGCGGTGGACGTGCAGTGCTACCCCATCGACTGGAAAGACCGCGAGCGGCAGACCTATTTTGCTGGGCAGGTGATGGCCACGGCGCGCTCCATGGGCATCCGGCTCAGGTGGGGTGGGGACTGGGATGGTGACACGGAAGTGAAGGACAACAATTTCGATGACCTCTGCCACTTTGAGCTGATCGAGGAAGGATGACCCGCGAACGCCTGGCGTGGATTGCAGGGGCCGTCCTGCTGCTCATCAGCCTCACCTGGGCACAGCACGCCTACGGTGCGGCAGACATGCCGGTGCTGCTCTCTGATGAAGCCTGGGCCACGATCAAGACCCTGGGGCTGGTGGTGGTGCTGGCGGTGTATCGCGTGTTCAAGAAGTTCAAGCGCGAGGCGCACAAGAACAAGTGGGACTGGATTGACCGGAACATTGTGGAGCTCGCCGTGATCGGCTTGCTGTTCCCTAGCACTGTGGTGCTGGCGCAGAAAATACTTCTAGTGCCGGTCGCGCAATGATCCCTATCCCCCTGATCGTATCGGCCATCGCCAGTTGGGTGGCGCGAAAGACCGCAAAGGAAGTCGCACCTGTCGTGGCGCATGATGTGCTGTGGCAATACGCCAAACCGCAAGGAGGCACTATGTTGAAGGGCAAGAAGACGTACATCGGGATCGTGGTGCTGCTTTGCTCAGCGCTGGTCCCGCAACTGGGCATCAGCGAGAGCGAGGTCAGCACCATTGTTACAGCGTTGGGCACAGCGGCAGGGGGATTGATGGCCATATACGGGCGGATCAAGGCGAACAGCTAGCCCTGCTGGAGAAGCGGCTGCGGGCCGTGGCCTAGCCCTGCTGCTCAGGCTTATGGCCCTGGCGTCAGCCACCCTAACAAGAGCGGCGCACCATTCATAAGGACCGACGTACCTAGCCCACTGCTCATCGGCTAGGCTTGGCCTGGCGTCTACCTCATCGGCGCTCACCTCTGGCCTGTGATCCCACAAGCCTTGAGCGTAGTGCGGATGACTGCCGCTGTTCACTACAATGTCCCCTTTCATATTTAGCCCTCTACTCTGCCAAGCGTTGTTCATAGTCCGGCGCACCCTCATCCGGAAAGATGATCATCGCTTCTAGCGATATGCCCAGCACCCTTGTATTCCGCTCGGCCTCTTCGCTCAAGGTGCTGGAGGGTTCTGCTTTGTCAATCTCACCTCCAGTGCTAGTGTCTGCATCCACCATAAACCTAACGGCGCAGCGCATCAATTATTTGACGTGTGCTGAAACTTTTTTGTCCACACAGAACCATATCACTGTAATAACTAGGGATAAAAATTCATCCAAGGTGTTGCAATCCTACAAAGAATGTGAGAGGATAGAGGCAAGTCAAGTGAACAACACACAACGCAAGGGGAAACGATGCAGACCATCCGCGAAAAGGCAAACGCTATCTCCAGCAAACTGGGCAGCGAATGGGAAGTGTCCACGCATGACAGTGCCATAGGAAAGCAGATCAACATCCGGCCCTATGGCGAGCGTTACGGCGTGGTGCTTTTCCGCAGCTATGAGCGTGACCACGGCTTTGTGATGGACTACGAGACTGGCGACGGTATCGACCTAGACAAGATCAATCTGACTGCTGTGCGCAGTGCGTTGAAGAAACTCCAAGCTGCCTAGCCATCCCTGCACAGTGCCTATCAGCAGGCGGTAGGCACGATGGAGCGATGGACTCCGGAATAACAACTCAACACACTTGGGGGGGATAGAGCGATGTACCTGCAGCACAAAGCCTTGGGCACGATTGTCGAGATACCGAACAAGCCTGTGACGGATGCGGATGGCTGTGTGATTGGTGGCCCGTCCTACATGGATCAGATCAAGGGCTACACGGAAGACTACGGCGCACGGTTTGAAACGCTGCGGCCTGAATGCCCACGGTGCCACGGTACCGGCATAGAGCGCGCTTTCGCACCTGGCGTCATGGGTGAAGGATCGTGCTTGCCGTGTAGCGCATTGAAGCCGAAGCGGAACAGGTGGCTTTACGTGGCCAAGCGAGGGCGGATGCTGCGGCACATGAAGGAGCTCCGCCAGATGATCCGCGAGCGGTACCACGCCGCGGCTTGCCGGACGATGCTACGGGAATCTTGCCAGGACTTGGCGGCCTTGCGGCAGCGCTACTACCAAGGGGGAAGACCATGATCCCGGCCTGACGTGACGCTGCCCAGCTCCAGCGGTCTGGATATGGGTAGCAGTGACATCAGGGCACCGGCTCGGCGGGTTCCGGGAATTGGCATGATCGAAGCGAATCACCCTGCACTCAGTGAGGCAGAATGAGCAAGCAGCACCACAGTCCAGAGTTCTGGCAAGACAAGGGCGTATCAGCATTGACCGATGCTGACGGCAACCTGATCGCCACCTTCGCCCCAACCGAGAGACGCGACGCAAACCGTGACCGTGTGCTTTCCTGCGTCAACGCATGCGCTGGGCTGGAGGACCCGGAAAAGGCGCTTGAGGCTGCAAGGCAGGCGCTGGAGATGATGGTGGAGTTTTACGATAACGTGGGCAGGGTCCGACCAGGAGAAGGCCGACTTGTCCGAGATGAGCGCCTTGAAATCTTAAGCTGGAGGCATCAAGCCCTAGCCCTGCTCACACCAAAGGCTGACCAATGACCGGCGCTCAATTCCGTGCAGCACGCAAGGCCCTGGGCTGGAGCGTGCCCGATGCGGCCTACATGCTCAATCTCAGCAGACATACGGTCTATTCCTACGAGTCTGGCCGTACTGCCGTGATGGGGGCGGTCGCGACGCTGCTGCGAATCTATTCCACGGGCAAGATTCCACGCTTGCCGGTCAAACCGGAAGGAGAGTGATGGCAGAACAAAGTCGTGTTAGCCTGCAAGAAAGATAGGACAGGACGCTTTCGGCCTGGTTCTTTGAATCAAAGGGTCCTATGCAGAGAACTGACACAGGGCACCTCAAAAATGGCAAGGCCCCATATTCCCGAAGGACCATGGGGCCTGCGACCAAGGATCGAAACCCTTGGCGGTGTGCTTGTGTCTATTCACACTTGTTCAAGGCTTCACGCCCCAACCGGTGAGAGTATTCTTCAACGACTTGCATCAGCTGTTCGGTTCATATATGGGTCGATCCATTGGGCGCGTGCGCAGAGTTCCAGCACGATACTTGTGTAAGCGCTCCCAGGCGATATTTACATACTCCCGCATAATGTCACAGCCATATCCATTACGGTTTTGCATAAAGTCAAAAATGTCAACGCTCATCACATCCTCGTTGTTCAGGTTCTATATTACCCAACTTCGCCGCGATCCGCGCCATTCTGTGACGGATCGTAGAACCCGCGTAATTCCTCTATTCGATCAGCCAGTTCGGAAAGTATTTTCTCCCTACCGCCTAAAACAATTTGATTCTCCTACTTTTGGCTAGTAGAGTCTGTGACAGACAGTGAATAACAACACACCGAGGCACGGCATGGACGCAAACGATACCACAAAAGCCAAGCGGCAAACCATCGAGTTCCCGCCGGATGTGGCAGGGGCGATTGAGCAGTTTCAGAAAGAAGACTTGCGCCCCTCCTTTCAGAACGCAGTGGTGGCCGCAGCCATTCGCGGCATTGCTGCCTGGCGGCAGGAGAAGGCGGGCAACAGCGCCGCCTAGCCCCCGCACTTCACCCATTCTGGAGCACCCGGCATGACCAACCCGATTCCGGCACGTGTCGAATACGCCGAACGCACGGACGTGAGCGACCACACTGCCGAGCAGCCGCACTACCACATTAGCGATAACACGCTGATGAACGCTGTGTTGAATGAAGCCATCGCAGAGCCCCTCATTGCCCGCCAGCGCGCCCGGCAAGCGCAGGCAGCGGCCCTTTCTGTTCACTGGCAGGAAGTGCGCGCCGCCATGTGCGATCAGCTTTACCGGCTCGCCGATTCTGCCGCGCTGCACATGCCGCCTGCGGACGGGCTGGGGGGCTCTGAATTCGGTCAAGGGCTCCGAATTTTGGCACTCGACGCGATGGTGGCCATCACAAAGTGTGGCCGCACCGTCGAGATTGAGGCGCTTTTCGCAACGGAGTCCGACACGTCCGGCGCTGGGCCTTTCTCCTACCTGAACAAGTGGGCACGCCCGCACATCATGCGGCTGTTCTGGGATGCTTAACGTGAAGGAGCTCCACGGAGGGGCTGCCCATGGAAGGGCGGCGTAACCAGCGGCCAATTCGGAAGGCCGCGGCCCGCACGGGGTGGGGTGTTCTTTGGTGTGCGCCTCAAGCATCCCACCCCGCGCGGCTCTTTTACCACGGAAACATGAGCACCGATTTACCGAGTGAGCGACCAATGATCCGCCGATTCCAACAAGAGGAAGCCGCAGAACTGCTCAGGCAAGCCATGGGGGCCAAGGGGGCCAGCAAGGAGAAGCAGTCATGAAATGGGCACTGCTCGCGCCCTTGCTGCTAGCCCTTGCCGGCTACCAATTCCAGTGCCGTCTTGAGGGCGGGCAAGCGCAGGCAACAGAGCCTTGTGTCAACTGCATCATCATCACCTCTGACGTGCCGGGGTACTACAGATGAAAATTCGCAAGCACATCACCCGCGAAGAAATCGACGCCGCGCTGAAGCGGTTCCGGGCCAAGGGCGGCCAGATCATGCGCGCCAAGCCGGATGGCAAGGCGTTCCCGCCTTTCAGTGCGGGCTACTCCCACAACCCCAGCACGGATGGCTATCTGCGGCTGGACGCGATGCTGGAGGGGCGCAAGTGAGCCTGACGCAAGCAGATACCGAGCGGGTGTTGGAGGCACTGAACGCTTACAAAAACCCGCGTGAGCTCACGATCATGAACGGCGAAATCTTTGGGGTGAAGATTCCCGCCGATACATGGCGAATCATCCGTGAGGCGCTACAGCAGGCGGCAGAGCACACGGTCCTTACCGAGGCCGATAGCGTCTATTGCTTCCACTGCACCTATGAGCAGGCGTACCGCGACGCACTGGCCGCAGAGAGGGCGAAGGCACTTGAGGCTAACCCAATCGCCCACGAGAAGGACTGCCCCGTGCCCCTCTACCGCGCCATCGCCAACCACAAGCCGGGAGGTGCGGAATGAGCCTCAACATCAAACACGGCGAGCAGATCGCCAAACTGCGCCAGCTTGAAGCTGACCGCTCATGGCCTACCTTTGTCATCGGACTCGCCTGCTGCATCGGCATGGTCGTTGGCGTGCTGACTGCTGTAGGGGCAGCTATGTGGTGGGTGGGATGAAAGAGCACCCGATCCCATCCAGCGGCCCAAAGGCGGGCTACGGCGTCACCCGGCACCGCATCCTGGAGCATGTCAGGGCGCATGGGCCTGTGCCCGCTTGGGCGATGGA